GAACATTATCAATGGCAAGCCTGTAAAGGCTTTCTCGTATCAAGATCACAAGGCTCACATTACCGTTCACATGAACGCTTTGCAGGACCCCAAGATCATGCAGCTTGTTTCTCAGTCTCCACAAGCAGGAGCTATCCAAGCCGCAGCAGAGACACACATCCGCGAGCACTTGGCGTTTGAGTATCGTAACGAGATTGAGCAGCAGATGGGCGTCCCGCTTCCACCAGAGGGTGAGCCGTTGCCACGAGATGTAGAAAAAGAACTGGCTATGTTGTTGGCTCAGGCTTCAACCAAGTTGTTGCAGAAGGATCAAGGAGAGGCTCAGCAGAAGCAGGCTATGGAGCAGGCTCAAGATCCAATCGTTCAGCAGGCTCAGGAAGAGCTTAACATCCGACGAATGGAAGTTGAGCGGAAAGTCCAGGCAGACAAGATGAAGGCTGACGTGGAAATGGATAAAGCAGAAATGCTTGATGCCCGTGAGCGTGAGAGGATTGAATCTAACGAGCGTATCACCGGTGCGCAGATTGGAGCGAAGATTGCCAGCGAGGTCTTGGAGGGAGAGATCGAAGGCGTTCAATTGGCAGAGAAAGAAAAGATGGAGGGGGCCAGACTTGGTGTTGAGATAGCCAAGGCGGTCTTAAACAATGAAGGGAAAAAGGACTAATGGCTAAGGAAACGGCTCGTAGAAGAGCACGCACATCAAAGGGACATTACAGGCCTGACGATCCATCCACACCGGATGTGAACGAAGCATTTGTTTCAGTTGGCGGCGTAGAAGCGAAGCCAGAAGTTAAGAAGGCTGCGTCAAAGAAGAATGTTATTCCTTTGGTTACGCTTGAGGGAGATCGTATGTACCCTGAGCAAGCCAAGAAGTATTGGGCAAAGATCAACAAGAGCAGTTCTTAATGGATGTCCAAACCCTCGCTGCCCTATTGCAGAAGCGTCTTCGTGAATACATGAACGAAGGTGCGGACCATCTTGCAACAGGAGGCGCAAAAGATTACCCGGAATACCAAAGAATGGTAGGCCGCATCGACGGGATAGCTCTCGCAGAACGTGAACTCCTTGATCTTGTTAAGGACAAAGACGAGGAGGAGTAGCGCAAAGGGAACCGTTGCCCCTTTTGAAAGCAACGCGCAATGAGGAATATTATGTCTGAAGTGGTTGAGTTAAAGAAAGATACACCAACTCAACTCCCTGAACCGCAAGGTTACAGGTTGTTGATAGGCATGCCTGAGGTTGAAGAGAAAACAGTCGGAGGCATATACAAAACAGATCATGCTATGGAAACAGAATCTGTTGCCAGTATTGTCGGCTTCGTTCTTAAAATGGGGCCTGATGCGTACAAGGATGAAAAGCGGTTTCCTTCGGGACCGTGGTGCAAGGAGGGAGACTTTATTCTCTTCCGCGCTTTTCAAGGGACACGTATCAGAATACATGGTAAAGAGTTTAGGCTGATTAACGATGATGGCGTTGAAGCTGTTGTTGATGATCCGCGTGGATACACGAGGGCATGATGGCTGAAGAAGCGGTAGAAGTCGCAACCGAAAGCGACGTAGAGGTTGAAGTAATTGACGATACTCCTGAAGAGGATCGTGTTGCTCCCCGTGATCAAGAGGCAGCAGCCGACTTCGATATCTCAGAGGATGAGATCGGGCAGTATTCGGATCGTGTGCAAAAACGCATCAAGCGTTTGAAGTACGAGTTCCATGAGCAGCGCCGTGCCAGAGAGACGGCAGAGCGTCAGAACCAAGAAGCAGTGGCTCATGCACAGCGCATCGTGCAAGAGAACCGCGAACTGAAGGGCCTGTTGCAAAGAGGAAACGAGGCCCTGTTTAAAGCTACTGAAGCAAAGACGGACAGCGAGCTTCAGATGGCGGAAAAAGATTTCCGGGAAGCCTACGAAGCGGGTGATACAGATCGCATCGTGGATGCTCAGAAGCGCGTTAATGACGCGCAGTTTTCTCGACGGACAGTTGAAGAGATGCGTCCGTCAGAAGCGGGACAAGCTCCAGTGGCTCAGGCGCAGCCTCAGCAGCAGGAGTATGTTCCACCCCCAGATCCTCGCGCTATCGAATGGTTGCGTGAGAATCCGTGGTTCGGTCAGGATAAGGAAATGACTTCCTTTGCTTATGGTCTACACGAGAAACTAGTAGTGGACGAGCGGATATCTCCAAAATCCGAAGACTACTACCAGCGTATAGATGAGCGGGTAAGACAGGTCTTCCCTGACCATTTTGATGGTGGCGAACCTCCTCGTGGGGAAGCGCCCCGTAAGTCCGTGGTAGCTCCTGCAACACGTGCAGGTAAAACTCCACGCAAGGTTTCGTTGTCACAATCTCAAGTGGATCTCGCCAAAAAACTTGGAGTTACAACGGAGCAATATGCTAATCAGATAGCAAAGGATATGGCGCATGGTAGATGACCCTCGGACTAAACGAGAGCATGAAAAACGCGAACAGGCTTCGCGCACAGAAACTGGGTGGGTGCCGCCTTCGATCTTACCCAATCCCGACCCGCAAGAGGGATGGGTGTTTAGGTGGATACGCACTTCTGTAGTTGGTCACGCTGACAACACGAATGTCTCTAAGATGTTTCGTGGTGGTTGGACGCCCTGTAGGGCAGAAGATCATCCTGAGCTTTGCATCCAATCGGATGTGGACTCACGTTTTGGATCAGACGGAAACATTGAAGTTGGTGGATTGCTTCTTTGCAAGATGCCTAAAGAGAAGAGTGTTCAGCGGGCAGAATACTACAGGGAATTAGCTGCCCAACAAATGGCGGCAGTGGATTCTAATTTCATGCGGGAACAGGACCCACGTATGCCTCTTCTACAACCGGAGAGGAAGACGCGGGTTGACTTTGGCAACGGGGGGCAATAGCTCTCCCTTTTTTCGTAAGGAGAAATTGAATCATGGCTGGTTCAGTAGAAGCGCCTTATGGGATGGTTCAAGTCGGAATACTTGGTCAAGGGTACAATACCAGTGGTCAGACCATGTATCCGTTGGGTTCCAATAACACCAATGCGATTTTTTCGGGTCAGCCCGTACATTTTGCTGGCGGTGTTACGACGGCTATCGCAGCCACCCCAACGACTACGTTTTCGGCAACCAACACTCCCATAGGCATTGCTTGCGGGTTCCGTTATGTAGACGGAACTACGGGGGCTTTGACATTTTCAAACCATCTTGTAGCTAGTGCGATGACTGCTTCTGGACACTCTGACGTTCAGGTTTATGTCTGGGACAATCCTCGCGCCATCTTCAAGGTACAGGCAGATGCCGCGATGGCTTCGACAGACGCAGGAAAGAACTCTGCTCTGACGAACATCACGGCGGTCAACACGCTCGACTTGAGTAAGCAGAGCAAGATGACCGTCGATGCGGACGCTGCTACCACTGCAACTTTAGCTGTTCGCATTATCGGGCTCTACGAATCGCCCAATAATGAGTTTACTGACGCTTTCCCCGACGTTCTTGTAACGTGGAATCCGGGTGTGCATCAGTACGACATGAGCACGTTGGCATAGGGGGTTAGATAGATGGCTATTTCAAGAGCACAAATGCTGAAGGAGCTTCTTCCTGGCCTCAATGCTTTGTTTGGGTTGACCTATGAAACCTATGAAAATGAAAGTGACGAGATCTACGAGACGGAGACCTCGGATCGTTCATTTGAAGAGGAGGTCAAGCTGACGGGCTTCGGGCAGGCACCGGTTAAGCCTGAAGGAGAAGCGATCTCTTACGATACCGCAGGCGAGAGCTTTTCGGTTCGTTACAACAACGAGACCATTGCTATGGGCTTCGCCATTACGGAGGAGGCCATGGAAGACAACTTGTATGATTCGCTTTCAGCGCGTTATACAAAAGCATTGGCACGGGCTATGGCTTACACCAAGCAGGTGAAAGCTGCGGTTCCTCTCAATCAAGGTCTCCCAACGGTCAACAACTACAACTCTGGTGATGGCGTGTCTCTCTTTAACACGGCTCACCCGACTGTAGCTGGCGGCACAAACTCAAACACTCCGACTACTCAGGCAGATTTGAATGAGACCAGCCTTGAAGCTGCTGTTATTCAGATTGCCGGTTGGGTGGATGAGAAGGGTCTCCTGATCGCTGCGCGTCCTCGTAAGTTGGTTGTACCGCCGAACAATATGTTCGTGGCTACTCGCATCCTAGATTCGGATGGTCGCACCGGTACGGCTGACAATGACATTAACGCCATTAAGCACAACGGGACTATTCCTGAGGGTTATGCGGTGAACCACTATCTCACCGACACTGACTCTTGGTACATTATGACCGATGTGCCAAATGGCATGAAACACTTTACTCGTGTTCCGCTCCAGACTTCTATGGACGGTGACTTCGACACGGGCAACGTGCGTTACAAGGCTCGGGAGCGCTATTCGTTTGGTGTCTCCGATCCGCTTGGTATCTTCGGCTGCGAAGGTGCTGCTTAATTATAGGGGGG